GCAAGTCTTCAACGCTTGCATTGTATTGACGTTGATTTATTGTTCCGTCTCTTAACAATGTATTCAGATTAGACAATTCGCCTTTATATGTCTTCATTTCATCAACTGGCAATTTAACAACACCAAATTTGGTCAACTTGTCTGCTAATGCCAAATTGTATTCTTCCGGTGAAAGGTCTTTCTTCAACTTCGCCAATTCCGATCTGAAGTTTTGCATTTGTTCCGCTGGACTAGCTGGAAATTCCATAATGGAATGGCGAAATTTATTATAGGCTTCATTTGCTTGGTCTTGCGTCCACTTATGCTCTTTGACGCCACGTGTCAACAACTGCCATTTGTCGTCAAGCGTTTTGATAGGATCGCTGTCAAATCCCAAGATGCTATCTGCAATTTGTTTTTGTATTTTGGCGTAGGCGTCCCCAACTGGGAAACCGTCCCTTTGCATTTGTGTAATATACGAAAGTTTCTTTGCACCTTCGTCCAGTGGGTCGGTGATGCCTGTTATAGTTTCCACCTGTTCTTTCAAGTGGCGATTATATTGAGCCATACTTATGGAACCTTCACGCACCGCAATGGCATAACGTTCATTTTCTTTTTCTGCTTTATTGACGGGATTGCTTTCAAAGACTTCTTTTTGTATTTCTAAAACGGCCAATTGTTTATCAAGGGCAATGGCTTGTTGAATAATGGCTTCTGTAGCCTTCTTTTGTCTCAATTCGTATATCTCGGTAGCCCGTCCAACCTGACCAAATGTTGCGACCTGTTCTTTGAGTTTCTTTAACGGGTCTTCTTTTGGTTGTAATGCTGCCATATCTAATGGCTTGTGTTCTTTCTTTTCTTCTGGCTTCTTTTTGTTGCGTTCGGCGGAAGCGTCGAAAACATCTTGCAATAATCCGCCGCCTAAATTGCGTTCTCCTCGGTCAATCATTGCATTTGATTTTGTTTTCATTTCCGTGCCGAAAATATCCATAAACTCGTGGGCAGGTGCTAGCCATTCTTTGAAATAACCACCAAATATTGACGTTCTTTCGCCGATCTTCAAAAACCAGTTTGCTAAATTAACCACGTCGCCTAGCACATCGCCAATCATTCCACCTATTGCTTGACAAAAACCAGTGAAAACAGAAGTCAATAAAACAATGCTTTCCATAATAGTGGTCAAGATTGTGCCAAGCGTTGAAAAGTCATCAATAACAGTTTTATTTGTGGCAATACCTTTAGTGAATGCAACATTTATATCTGTCAGTCTTTCCACGATCGGCAACGCAATAACAGCCGTTATGCTTCGCCAAATGCCTTCTAATGCCAAATCGAATTCACTTGCGGATTTTTTGTATTGAACAAACTTGGCACCAACTTCTGGCGAAATAGCGAGCCCTAAACCTTCCAATTTCTTCGCCATATCATCCAATGTTTTGGAACCTTCTTTGAAACCTCGGGCAATTGCGGCACCACCTTCACGTCCAAAAATCTCCATTGCAATACGTATTCTATCCGTCTCATTTGGGATCTTGGAAATAGTGTCAATGACTGTTCGGAATTGTTTATCAAGTGGAAGTTGTGCAAGTTGTTGAGCGTTCAATTTCAATTGCGTGAACGTCTGACCCATTTCGCCACCTTGTGTGGCTTCGGAAATATTCTTTTGAAGTCTGGCTAATGCCGTTGGGACGGCATCCGCTTCCATACCTGCCTTTTTGAATGCCATTTGCAAGGTTTGAACTTGATTAGCGGTCATCCCTATTCTGTCGCCAAGTTTTTGCATTCCTGCAATCTTGTCAATTTGTCCATTGACTTCGGATACCACTTTTTTAAGGGTAAAGAATGCGGCAATTGGCCCCGCTAATTTCGTTGCAAATCCTGCAACGGCTTGACCGCCTGAAGCAAACATTTGGGAAAATAAATCTCCTATCTGTGCTTCTTTCTTTAAGGATTGAAGGTCTTTAGAGACCTTATTTTTTCCTTTTGTCCAAGGATTGGTGTCTGCCCCGAAAATAATATCTAATGCGCCTATGATTGCCATAACTTATTTATGTGGCATCCCTCTAAGAATCTGACGCATTGTTGCTTGACTTTGTTTTTGATGTTTTTCGTGGTAAGGCATATAGTCAAGCGGTGCCTTTTCTTTTGCGGAATGCAAACAGCATTGCATCCCGTGCATTAACCACAAATCGGGAAGTGGGTCAATCGAGTCAAACGCAATCAAGTCTGTAATCTCTGAAGAGTCAAAGCGGTCTAGGAATTCTCTTTTGGAACATCGGTAGTGTCTGGCTTGTTTTGCGAGCCAAATTTCCCAAGTATTATGTCGATATTTTTTTTTAATGTTTCCAAGGCTTCAGGGCTTAACTCGGAAATGTCCCTACCCGCCATAACGATCAAGTCTAATTCCTGATAAGGTAATGATTCCAACATGTCAACATCTTCAGGGTTATATGTCCACCTGTTGTTCTCTCGATAGAGATATTGGAATTCACCTTTTTCATTACAAAGGGTGAGACAAGCAATTAGACCACGTCCGTGATTTTGCTTGTTATAGACGATTTCTCTTTCAAACACGTCTCGCCCAAAACCGTTCATCCCACGAACATAAACGGTCCCGCTTGCTAATTCAACGGGCTTTATTTCACCTATTGAACTAGCAAGTTTTTTAATGTCTTCTTTGCTTAACGCCATTGGTCTCCTTAAGTTGTAGTGACTACAGCAACATCATTAACCATTATAGATACTTCGATGGTCATATTTTTGTCTTCTTCGGCACCGTCAATTTTGTATTCAAAAACTTGTGCTTTTGCCCAAGTGTGTGTTTCAATTTGGGTGTCGGTGTTGTCAAACAACTTGATAACGCAAGCACTATCGGTGTGGGAGTCAAACAAGGTGCGGACTGTGGCGGCAAATGCTGCGTTGTAATAACACTTGACCTTAATGTCGCCTTGTTCATCCTTGTACGATTTGCGATTTGTTTTGACAGTTGAACCCATCCCGTCAGTTGCAATTTTTTTGCGTTTATGATCTGGTGTGTCAATTGAAATGACTTGGGCTGTCGATAAAGCTGTTCCACCAAGGCTGATTGTTGTTCTTTCTCCAAATGCTGGTAATGTATAAGTATCTGACATAATTCTCCATTAAAAAAGGACTACTATATTTACTCGAATTCGCTAGAAAATTCTTTTGTGAAATCCAATTGTGGCACCGTTGACCACTTCACGAAATAATCATTTGATTTGCAATAAAGCCATTCATTGTTATTGACTTCTTTTCTCGTGTATCCCTGCTCGTGGCGAATGACAAAATATGTTGCTCCAACTCGACCACGATAACCGGATAAAGCCTTTTTGATTAAATTTGCATTTGTGATAGCTTCAATATGCTTTTTGCTGATTACGTCAATTTGAATTCGTGTAATGTATTGTTGACTTGTTCCGCCAATACCTCGGGCACCGTCCTGGTCGCTAACGACGCTCCACGTCACGCAAGGGTAAACGTCATCCTCGTTTGACTCGGGATAACAGGGTAAATCTGTGATTGTCTTTAGCAATGTATAAAAATCATCTTCGCAAATATCACTCATTTGGCACCTCTTTTTGCTGCTCGTTCCGCCCTTTTCGCCGCTCGTTCCGCTTCTCGTTCCGCTTTGCGTGTGGCTTTTGCGGCGTCCTTCTGATCTTTATTTAATTGTTTCCACGCTGATTTTTCTTTGTCCCGCAATTCTTTTTTGATAGCTGCCGTTTCTTTACGCTTTGCAATATCTATTTTTTTCTGTTCTCTTTCCGCTTTCCTTTGGGCTCTTTCAATTCGTGCTGCTGCTCTAGCTTGCTTGGCTTCCAACTTCCCAACTTCAACCATTAAATTCTCTTTGATATATTTGAAACACAATTCTTTGGCCTTGTCTTTATTCAAATCCCAAGCACGTCGCATAAATCCTTTGCCTTCAATCTTGGGTCTATTTGGATAACCTCGTTTGTTGTGCAAATAACCATATTCAAGGAACGACCCATAAAATTCATTTCCCTTGAAATCACCTGCGGACATTTCCACTTTGCAACCAAATCGGCGTTTGTTTCTCTTCAAATCCTTGAGTTTAATGGAAGCAACTAAAGCACCCGTTTTAATTGGACATTTTGAAATGGCATCATCCAAAACAGGCTGGGCGGCTTGAACTAAAGCATTTTTGATAACTCGCTTTTGCAAGCGTTCATCAAATTCCCTTAGCTTTTTGTCTAGCTCCTCAATGCCTGTTATCTTGATGTCCATTAACTGACACCCTCCACGGACATATAAAAGCGTCTTTCGTCTGGTATTGGATCGCCAACCAAAATAAAAGTCTTTCCGTCCCAAACAATGCGGTCATCGCCAGTCAAATCCCTACAACGCAAAGTGAATAACACCGATGATTGTATTTCATCAACCCTTTCGGCAACGTCCTTTTTGCTGTTTTGATGTTTGCACGATGCCCAAACCGTCGCCAATTTGGTCCATGTCTCTTCCCTCTGACCTGTGGCACCTGTGGTAATCGTGGCTCGTTGTAGTTCGATTTGGTATCTTAATTTCACAGTTGTACCACCTTGTATGTGTCAAGTATTTGAGACAGTAAAGGCAATTCAGAAATTGAAATCCCGTAGGCATCACGAAATTCATTCATTGCACTTGCAAACATTAAAATACCGCTCTTAATTGCTTCTGGGATGTCGTCGGCGTCACCATAACCTGCTGTGTAAGTGATTTGCACCGCCCCTGGTCTGCGATCCGTTCTAGGGAATTGCTCTTTAACCTTTGGAAAAATAGACCCAAATACTCCACTTGTTTCATAGTCAAAAGAGGTCAATTGTTGTTTAACTCCGTCTGTGTCATAGTAATAAACACTTGTTATTGATTGCAATTTAGGACGTGGTAGATACATTACAGATTGAAAACTGTCGGCTGTATATTCCCACGTTTGCGTAATCAATGAACGGCTTAAATAGTTCTCAATTGTTGCTGTTGCCGTAGCAAGATATAAAGTCAAATTGGTATCTTCCGCCGTGCTGTCAATGTGGCTATGTAATTTGAACGTATCGAGAGATACGGGCAAAGTTGTCGGTGCTGTTAGTCGGACTAATCCCATTATTTTTTCCTCTTGGAAATAACTTGTGTTTCTTTAACTGGCTTAACGTCTTGTGTTTCCACGTCATCAACAGGCTTGGTGTTAGGCTGATTAACCACGGCACCCTCTTTTAGAAGCCTAGCCGAATCTTCCGTTGACCAAATTGGAACGATTTCCCCCTTAACATAAATATGATTACCAAATCCAAAATCTCGTGTAGCAAAAAACATAAATCCTCCTGCAAGTATTTAGGATGAATGCAATAAAAAAGCCTATTGGCTTTCACCAATAGGCTTTGTTTTGTGTTAGTTATTCAGTCTTAAGCAACCGAAATATCCGAAATATTACAGAAGCTTTCAACGTGGCTCAAAGCGATTTGAGCGTTTAAAATTGCCGTAACGCATAAAGAACCTGGATATTTGTATGGATCGACGATGAATTCAACTCCGTCGCCCCAAATACCTACATTTAAATCAGACCAATTACCCAAAGTCATACCGTGCAAGTCTGTGGCTGTGGATTTAGTCCAATTGCTTGGCATGGATGTGGTGCCATAAATTGGGTATCCGTTCAATTCGCCGTCTTCAACTAAAAAAACTGGATAACCGGAAACCTTTGGAGTTGTTTTAGCTGCACCGACAACACCTGGAGTGGTGACATAAGCGAGTTTTCCACGCAAGGCGTTGCTAGAAGCCAAAGCAGACTCTTGGGCAACGGCTTTAGCAAATGTAAGGGCTCCACCTGTGGCTCCAAGGGCAACCACTGGGACAGAAGTATTTTTTTGTACGCCTAATGGTTGATTGTTAGAACCAGTGCCTTGGAAGCCTGCAACGTCAATGGAAATTGCTATTTCTTTTGCCAAAAGTTTTCTCAAATAGCCTTCACAATCGATGCTTCCTTGTTTTAAAAAGCTCTGGGGAACTGGAATTTGAGAGCGAATACCACCCATGTTCATTGGTACCGAACCAATTGGTGCTGTGGATTGTGTTGGGTCTGTGATAGCAGTTGGATCAAACCATTCTGTTGAAGCACCGCTTGTTGTTTTTGGCAAAGCCACATTGCCAATCAAACCAGGGATAAAATTGGCTCCAAGTTTGTTGAGTAATGTTTCGGCGGTCAATAGCTCAATAAAATCTTGGGTCAAAACGTCCGTTGCAATAGCACCAGCACCACTGGATGGGGTAACGCTATTTCTCAATGGCAAATAGAAGCCATTGGCATTCAAGGATTTGCCTGAACGATTAGACAATTCGACCGAAACTTCTCTTTCTAAACCGTCAAGGTGTCCTTGGGCGGATTGTCTCAAGGCTTTGAATAAAGAAAAGTTGTGTTTCTTTTCTATTGGGAATTCAACTTTACCAACATTGAAAGAGGAATTGTCAAGTTTTTCCAAACGTGCAATATCACCCTTGATGTCTTCAACTTGACAAAGAATAGCGTCAACGGCTTCTTTGGTGTCGGCGGTCTTGGCAT